CCTAATCCTAACCCTAACCCCGCCCCCACTGGCAGCCAATGTCTTGTAATGCCTTCAAGGCACTTTTTCTGCGAGCCGCGCGCAGCACTCAGTGAAAAACAAGTTTGTGCACGAGAAAGACGCTGCCAAACCGCAGCTGCAGCATGAAGGCTGAGTGCACAATTTTGGCTTTAGTCCCATAAAGGCGCGGCTTCCCGTAGAGTAGAAAACCGCAGCGCGGCGCACAGAGCGAAGGCAGCGGCTTTCAGACTGTTTGCCAAGCGCAGTCTGCATCTTACCAATGATGATCGCAAGCAAGAAAAATGTTCTTTCTTAGCATATGCGTGGTTAATCCTGTTGTGGTCATCACTAAGTTTTCAAGCTTTTGGCAAGGCATGAAAAATAACATTACTATTGGACTGTTTATACTTATCTTCAAATGTTCACTCACAGCAGCGAAGGGGACACTAGAAAACACTCCCAACTAGAACTACGAGGCGGAACAGCAATGGAAACCCAGACGTGTTTTTACTTTTATTTTCTGAAATCATTTAATAGCATACAAGTACGGCCTCTCCGAATCGAAGCTAATCTGAGAGCAAAGACAAAGAGCACTGTAAGACTGAAGGCAAAAAAACCCCCGCTTAAAAAAGAATTTCATAATTCCGCAGCTCTTCCGAAGCCCCCCGAGAACAACACAGATCGCTAAGGGTGTCTGGACTGAGCTCAGTATCCCGGTAAGCCTCCAGAGCAGATGGACATAAACTATATTTTCGTGGTAATTGAACTACCGGAACGTGGATGCAAGTGACGGGTAACTGCATGGCCCAAGCGTTTCTATCAGGAAAGCGATAGTTTTTAAAGAGTCTCCTGGCGCCCATGGCCAAAAAAACCCTAAAACTACAAGCCAAGCTAACGACGGCTCCTCCGCGAACATCCAGAGCGTAGACAGCACCCAAGCGATCCATAAGAACCCGTTGCTTTCGAAGAAGACCACGACCGAGGCATCTTCCGACAAACTTTCCGATAACCACGGCAACGCCACGCCTAGGAATGAACCTCCACCGCTCTCCATGGTCCTCCGGGACGGAAAATTCGAACAGCACGCCTTTAGGCCACGGAAGAGGCACAAGAGCCTTGTCGAAAGCAACAGCGAAATTCAAAACATCCTCCACCCCGCACATAGGGCCGAAGAAAAAACCCCCCGAAACGATGGACTCGAAAAAAGCGTACACAGGGTCAAATCTGCGCAGACCACGCTTCCAGAGACCATAAGGGGTGTCCGCAACTCTGTAAATAGCGTTGTCCACGGAACGGTTAAATGCATAAAATTCACCCCGATCTCCAATAAGCATCAAAGCAGATAAATCAGAATAGAGCACCAGACCGATGACCCAAACATCCACAAAAGGACAGCAGACAAAATTTCTGGTTAACTTGCAGACTTCGTCTTCCGAAATGCCAAGCATCTCCGAAGAGGCAAACCTCAACTCAGCGCCGGAAGGCCACACGAGAGGAAGTCGATGGTGAGCATATTGCAAAACAAAATGAGCAACGTCTCCGAAAGATACGGTTTCCGCAGCGAAGCTCTGCAAAAACGTGGTCCAGTAGACCTCCGGAACAGGTGATTCAACTGTATTCGATTCCAGATTAAACAAACCGTTCGATGCATTCGACTCAACAGCCGTTTCCACACCGGAATCCAAAAGCGGAGAATCTGACATACTAGCAACATGCAAATGATCAGAGAAAAAAAAACAAGTGAAATGCACAGAGACAAATACAATCAAACTCATACTCTAAAGCACGAACGTTGTTTATTAATTACCATGTCAATTTCAAAACCCACCAGCAAACAAGGCAATAAAGGGAGAGAGTCACAAACTTAGCAACGAAAAATCTGGGTTCCAACATCAGGAAACGCTGCCCGCTCATCTGCTCTTGCAGCCAAGAAGAGAAGGTCACAGTCGCCCTGTCTGGCAGTTTTCAGATAAAAGCGCGACGAAAAATGACACAATGGTTTCTGGCACCATTTGGGCTGAGCCGCGTAAAAAGTGTGATGTTTATAGAAGTTACGCACACCGACAAACCTAAAAACCTGAAAACTCTCTGCGATGAAAGTCAAGTTCCCGTCGGGATCGTTATCATTAAACCCATAAATTTTTCCCGAGCAGTCAGCGTAAAGGGAAATTCTAGCTCCGTCTGAAAAACATTTCAGTCCGAAGCTCGCAAAGAAACACATATCAGCTAAAACACTTTTTATCTCCGGGTCAGAAACAAAATGAAAACTGTCTTTCCTGTGATGAAACAGGATATTCTCTCTCGCCGGCCATCGCAACTCAAATTTTTCACCAAGATGCCTGTCCCGAAATGCCAAAATTTCAGCGCATGTTGTGATAGCTTCAATCTCTGGATCTGATACCTCAAATTGCAGACACTTACACAAAACGTATGCGTACAGACATCTTTTGAGACCTTTCCTCAAAAAACTGTCAATAGTGTCACCCACGCGACATAGTTGATCAGGAAATAACGTTGTATGTGCATAAACGCGGCCAACTTTCCCAAGTAAGATAACCACATCATCAGTCTCATACTCAAGTTCGTAAACAGTCGTCACAGTATGTTTTATGTAACCAAGAACAGTAAGTTCTTCAGGACAACACACCAACGCGGCGTACTTTTTGAGCTTATCTTCCTCATATCCCTCCACACCATAAGTCAAAACAAGTTCAAACCCCTCTGGAAAAACCAAAGGCACCCTCAAATGCGGATTCAGAAACAAAAACATTTTTAGACTATTAAAATTTGTATAAACACGTAGAAAATCCACGAGTTTAGCCTTAGCAGATTCAAAGATTTTCTCTTTTCTTTTTTTATCAGATAAAAACGTTTTCTCAACGTTGGCAACCTTCAAATCCTTTTTCCCGTCAACATGAGCAACATATTTTCGTATAAACGAATTTTCCTTTTTTAAATCTTTTGCCACAACTCTCAAAACACGCTCTTCAAAATTGAAGTCAGACCCCAAATCTGCCATACTTAAATCGTACCTAGCGTATTAATAATCTTTGTGCACCGGTTTCGCAAAAGGGCAGAAAGCCAACCGCGGAATGCGACGCGACTGGCGAATGGTAAATCCGCGGTGCTGAGACTCTTTAAAAAGCCTTTTCCTCACCGAAACTCTCCTTTGTCGCATCCTGTGTTCAAAGATCCTAACCTCAAAAGAACCTCCACCCCTAACCGCATGCGGCACTACGTTTGGAAACAAACCACTCCAAAGATGCGTCCCATATAAATTGCAATCTTGACACCGAAAAAAACGCACTGGATTGTCCATGTAGTGCAGCTTTAAAGGATTCGTAAATCCTTCCAAAATATCGTGCCTTAACTCCCGAGCTAAGTGTAAAAGAAAGCACGAACAAGTTAAAGCTACCTTCTTTTGACACAAGTGCTCTAGGAGAGCTCTCACTCTATGATTCTGTTTACTGTAGGAAGCTACTAGAATAGAAGCCACTTCAAGAAAAGCGGAACAGTGCCGAGGAATGGACATCACATTGTGACTGCTAAAGTGACTACCTAAAACTGCTAACTTCCTACAAACGTTTTCAACTCCTTCAAAAGGTAGTATCCTTATTTCTAAAAAGACTAAAGACTGCGCGAAAAAACGCGCTATTTTGTCCAAATCACGAGAGATGCGTTCTCTTACTCTGCGCGCCAGGAAAAGACATAAAATGATATTACAATAAATCTTTAAAATGTTTCTTTCTAGATGACTATTCCCTAAAATTTCATCATGTAGAATTGGCAATGTTTTCGATTCCATTGCTTTCAGTATTAACTCCGCGCCGAGATCTTTGTCAATACTCTCTCTAACGCGTAAAGCTTCATCATTAGTTAAATGTAATTGCTGGAGAATCAAGTCCTGTGGACTAAAGTCCTGTATATCGGACAAATGTAGGACGCCCCTTTCTCTCCGCTTCAAAAAACGAGAAAATAGCGCCTTGCGACATTCCCCGCAACTACAAAGATTAGATACAACAAAGTGATAATTCATCACGAATGAAAAAAAAATTTTGTCGTCTAAGAAATTTTTTAATAGGAGATTGGAAGGCGCTACGACTTCACCAGCTATTTCCTTCGGATTTGGAAGTAACTCAAACAAACTCAACAATATATTTGAATCACAGCGATTTCTAAGCATAAAAAATTGTAAAAACAATGAATCTAAGAGCTCCATTAAACGATTAAAGTGAGACGAAAGAGTGTCGCGCTTTTCTCCAGCTACAAAATATTCCGCTATTGTAAAATGAGCCAAAGCTGTAGCTTTAGTCAGAACTCGATAAAACGGAGAAGTGCACTCTTCAAACCTTAGACTTTGAAGAAACGCGAGAAAACCGTCTAAAGTCATTGTTGCCTTGTCCCTCCTTTTAAATGAAACGGAGTTTTTCTCCACTAAAACAGCCCATAGTAGACTGTCATCGTAAAATTTTAAGCCTCGAGTTTGGAACAAATCTTCTGAAGTGAGATGACCGCTATCCGCAATCATCTCCTCTGTCAGCTCATTCAAGTTGACGTCTAACTCGCATGAGTTAAATGCCGTCCATGACAGATAAGGGTGATTCGGTATAACATACGTAATGCGATTCCTTAGCGGCCCTTTACAAACATCATAATCGATTAAATCCATTACGCAAATCCTTGTCAAAAATGTTTATTCATTTCCATCACTAGCATCGACTCCAACACAGGCTAACGTTTCTACATTGGCAAAGTAACACAAGTCATTCTGAATCTTGTCAAGACCCCCCAGCTTATACCCTACAGCTCTTACATCTTTTTCTGGACTGGTCTGGAAATTTCCATTCCCAAAATTTCCAAAATATTTGAGACCACTGAAAAAAAGTGCCATTGCTCCATTAATGTTTTTTGTGTTACTTAAATATTCAGCTTCGATGTTCACGATCGATCTCTCCAGCACATCTATGAAGCTCTTTTCCTTAGCATTCACTATGAAGAAACCTGGTGCTAGATTATTTGCAGCAACCAAGTCCGTGTGCTTCGCAGGCTGCCTTTGGATGTAAAGATGATGCAAATAAAAGCTTTCCATGAAGTTTGTTTCATCATAGTTTTTGTAATACGGAATTTCAAAGCTCATCTTTATCACTTCTAAGCAGTTGAAAATAAAGTTTGAGGATGTGCCAGGATTTCTGACAATATCTTTAACCTGCTTCAACATATTGAAATAAACGATATTGTTCATACAACCCTTACTGCCCAGTTTCATTTCACATTCCATGCTAGACTCCAAGTTCTTTAATTCATCTAAGTACACATCATAATACATTTTCAGTTCAGTAAACAAAACACTGTTAAGAGTTTGAATTATGAAAAGCAAAAACACAATGTTACTAAGAATATTCAACAGATTTCTTTTGTCCTGACCCATATCCACAGTAACCGAGATAGGAAACCTGGAATGTTCAATCTGCCCCTCAATAAAACTTAAACACAAATCTTTGGCTACAAACATAGAAAGATTAGAATATTTCTCAGATAAATGTGGAAAAATAGGTAAATCGATCTTACCCAAAGCTGGAAAGAAATGTAATTTGACAGAGCCAGGATTCTTTTTCATTGTGCCTACATTTTTAAACCTGAAAAAATTGTATCGACATTCTTCGCAACCACAAAATAGTAAAAAGTGCTCAAGTAAGTACAACTGAAAACGATCAAAAAAATCGCGTCTGAAGAATGATTCTGTTTTGTTTTGCATTTCTGTCTTAAAAGATTCGCTCCAAAATGCACAGCTAAAGCCCCCTAACTTCTGCTTAGATTCTTTACTCAATTCCTTCAATTTTCCATCTAGTTTAAAAAATAACATAGAAAGGTACTCACATAGGTAGCGACACCAGTATCCAATTCCAGGCTTAGCACCCAAATTAAACAATGATGCCCCAGAATAGAACCCTACAGCTGCAAGTTTAGTAATGCACTGCCATTTAGGGTCAAAATCTTCCATAAATTTTAAATCGCGCAACTGCAAAAGAAATTTATCAGCCCTTGTGAAAGTTGATGGATACTTGAACATTTCGTACTCATAGTCTATCAACCTATTCCAAATAACACCATCTGAACATAATCTTAGCCCTTTTATTCCAAAGCGTCCAGCAGCTGATGCTTGAAGGCCGTTGATTAGTCTGGATTCTGTCACCGGAACAATGTACTTCAGTTCCGTGTCTCCGTTTGGAATGATGATTGGATGTAGAAACTTTGTAACACTTTGAACAAGAGGATTACTGATTTCAGATGAGTGCACTGCAAACAGAATACTTGGCATGTTCTTCAATAATCTGAAAAAGAACATCCATGGAACCATCAGTAAGAGTATTGTGTAGAGAATACCGAAAAGAAGAACTTTGATCTTTACATACCTATCACACCTTGGATACATATGCCGTGGTTTCTTCCGAAGAATCGGAGACTCTCCATTTAACATTCTGTTCAAATTTTCCGCCTCACTTTCACTCACATAAATCAAACTGTCATCATGCCAGTTCAGGGCATATCTTTCTTTGTATAAGAGTTCTTCAAACCCTCGCCTGATAAATTCTCTAATAGACCTTGCAACTTTGTTGATCTTGTTATCACAATACACATAAATGTGAAAATTGGGACCTAGTAGGATGACAGCTCTACAATTTGGCTCTACCTGACATCTCGCGCAAGTTCCTATGACAACATACTTTCTTCTTAGTATTTTTTCGAGAATACCAGAACCTGTGATGTAATGGATGTCATTCGAAGAACAGAAAGACAAATCAAAATTTTGAAAAGCATCGATACGAATTTTTTGACCACATTGGCGATTGACAAAATTCTTTAAGGCTGGAATATTTTTTTGTAAGAGTACGAACTCCTCACCGCTGCATTTGGTTTCTCCGTACCACAGTCTGTCTAGCTCAATATCTAATTCAATCCTTGCAAAAGGTGGGAAATTTCTCAGCCCGATACTGCAAAAATGTGCAGGAGATTCCGCTATGATGTACAATTCATCTGTGACCGTATCTAATGCAAGCATCTTATTTGATGAGCAGTACATCACAAATGGATCAAAGTCCGGGTCCGGTTCTCGGTAATTTGGATGTGCATAACCAACAGCGCAAAGAAATTCGTCTGCTCCTACCAAATTACTCCAATCATAAGTGATGACACTACGTCTACATTTGAAATGATAAAATTCGCCAAAAATAAGCACATAGTTTGGCGGCCAAGCAAGACAGCACTTTATACCATTGCGAACTATCTCCATGCCTTCTCCATATGAAGACAGCAGCAACTCAACGGCAAAATCAAAAGACGGTAAATCCGGAGTCGGTTCAATGCAAACATCATTGCACACAGGAACAATTTCTGCAAAATTAACTTGTGATTAGTACTTCCGTCACTTTCAGAAAAATTAAAAACCATAAAAAGTACTGTTACTTACTTAGATACCAGGAGTACTGTTGAACCGGTGCACTTCCAAGAGTTGATAATCTTCCAAATCTGGCAGTGACTTTTCCAATTTTATCATAACCAAAATCTCCACAATATCTCGCGAAGCCGATCCTTGCAAAAGTCAGTAAACAATCAGCAATCCGCGTCAACACTTTATCAATCCAATCATAATAATAAATTGCTCCTGTTTCTCCAATGCATAGAATTGGTCTCAAACCATAGTCTTCGGCTGAAATATTTAAAAAACCTAAAACAACTACTTTTTCAAACAGTGCCTCTTGTTCTTCAAATCTTTTTTGGTCTGAGGTGCCACAGTGTATCTTTTTCCTGTCTTGCAGGATTAACGCTGTAAAGATTGGAGTTTCCAAACGAAGTTTTAAACCAGTGTTTATAGAAACGAAGTGTTCAATCTCTGCTAACGTTTTACACCTTGCCAATTCATCTAATTCGGAGAGCATTGAAATATAATTTCTCCTCAAAGCTTTTAGTGCCAAAGCTGTTTTCCTGTTAAATCTTAGACTAGAATTCAAATTAAGTGGTTCCTGTAATAATCCTAAGTCTTTAAGAGTCTCCAATTTTTCAAACTTTGGACCATCATAATAAAAGCGAGTATAAACAGGTTCTGAGCAAGTGATTACATTTGTACCTAGAATACCAAATCTAACAAATTTGTCAAAGTCTTCAGCTATGTAATACAAAACATCATCCTCCAAATCGTGACAAAAAATTCGACTCGATTTTCCCACAAAAATTGGCACGTCTTTCCTTCCAATTTGAATCGCTCCAATCAAGCACAAATTTTCCTTAAATCCTTGGTAATGGTCATTCAGTTCTGCCAATTGTTGTTCTGAGTAACCAGCAACGTCAACTGGCTGTGCAAGCCTTAACCACAAATTCTTTGGCCAAATCAAAGACAAGCATTCATTTCGATGTCGTTCAGTAAGAAGGCGAATTCCAGGGAAATCAGTAAAACGACATAAATTCTTCAATTCCCTTAACAATCCATCATTTAGTTGTCCAACACAAGGCAAAGTTTTATATTGTTCTGCCATCGTCTCAAAATTTTTCATTGAAGTGAATGTGGTAAGAAGTTTGTATTCTCATCCATTTCTCAAAAACTCAACCAGATAAATATAAGAGAAAAAAATCACATGACAGGAAATAAATTTTAAAGCTTTGCAGATTTTTTATTTCCCATTACAGGAAACATTAGAGTGATTAAAACCATAAGCCTGGTGTTATCGGATTAAAAACCTCTTGTCGAAAGTAGGAATCGGATTTTTACCTTTTTTAAAGATCGATTTTTAGAACATTCACGGTAACAATACAAAACTAACAGTGTCATTAATATTACAAACTCAGAATCTGCCACTGAAAGGAAAATCCCTTTTCGCCCTAAGTAACTACACTTAAAAATGGCTATAGCAGAAAGCGGAGCGTTCGAAATAAATGTCAATCTTGGAAAATCCATCGCTTCCATACAAAAAAATCCTATAATCTACATGCGTAGACATCTCTCTTTTTATGTGGAGTTATTAAAATTTATCATTCATCAATATGAGCAATGTTTTTTACCACCGAAAGGAACGATACTTTACCACAATGGCTTAATCGAACTAAATACTTTAATTATCGATCTGAATCAACAAATTACATCGAAACAGCAGATCTATAGTTGGACGAGCATTACTTTGCCAAAAATATTTTCGACTAAAGAATTATATTTTATTGTCGCGTCACCAGAATCGGAAAACATAACTCTCAATCCAGCTGTTACTAAAGGAGGATGGTTATCTGGGAGTTTTAGCTTTCCATTGAGTTTAAGTTGTGCATACGCCCTCACTGGCGTATCTTCAACAATCTATATGTTACCATTTATTCCATATAAATTCCCAATGACTTACGTAGACTTTTCGACACTTCGAACATACGAGGTAACAAGTGAATATGGATCAATCCAAATTATAAAACAGCGGAATTTTTTATTTTTGGGAATTATACGGGATCTGTCATGGAAAAGTCAGAGGGATAACAAGAATTTTATCCTGAAAGCAATGTTCGTTGGAAACTGGTTAGGGATACAAATTCCAGAAGCTTTTGCATTGAGACTTTTTAATAACACACGGTTTTCTATTCAGGATTTTGAATTCTCCATTAACATACAAAATATAAACCTTACTAGGGACAATAAAATTTTGGGTTCTCTTTCCACGGTTTCTTGTGATCAGATGCCACCAAACTTGTCTCCAGAGAATCTCCCAAACTATCTAGTTATTCAGTTCGAATTGGTTTCAACTCTCGCAAATCCTGATCATCTACTGTTTTCTTGCAATCCCAAATTGTTTTTCACAGGAGATATTCTGAACAGCGCTATAAATTTACAACATAGTCCTAATCATTATGAGCTTACAGTGTACGCACCACATAATTTACATTTCTATCCCAGCTGTTTTCATATAGTAACATTACCAATTCAGTTTTCATCCAGAAATGATAGACAGATGTTGGTGTCAAGCTATCCTAATGAAGGCTACTTTGAAGTACAAATGTGCCCATGGGTACAGAATTCTCCTCTTCAAATTGTTATTAAATCTTTTTCAAAAAATCTAGTGCTACCGCAAGGCACCCCTATTGCAATTCTCTTATATATGGAAAAAATGACAACAGGAAAAAATTCTTTACGGGATCAAGAATTAAAAATTAATAAAGACATTACCCGAATAGGAAACGTAAACCTTCCAAAAGAAAATTTCTTACATTATAATAGCTAATCTTTATTCAACTGTGTTTTAGACGACGTCTTCTTCTGAGTGTGTTAAATGCGATACTAGTTTATTAACTATATCATCATCTTTTTGAACAGAATTTTCAAGATCGATTAAATCTTTATCGCCATCTTCTTGAGCCTTGCTAGCACCGAAAATGGTATTTTGCGTCTCTTTGCCTGTTAAAAGTGAACCTGAATCAAAATCCTGGATTTCAGCATTTGGTAAAAAAAATGGAGACCGCACAGGCTGCATCTTTTCAGTGAAGCTAAAATTTTGAAATAAAGGATCTCTCTTTCTGGAGTTCAGTAAATTCTTCAGGTTGTTGTCATTGAAAGTCGCAATGTTAGAAACATCTGTTTTTTTCGGGGGTTCGAGTACGTCTTTTAAGCTTCGCTCTTCTAAACTAATTGTATCCGTAAAATCCGTTAATAATTTCTTAACTTTTTCACCTAGTCCTGATTCAAAAAGTTCTTTTTGAAGAAGATCGTTCCTTCTACTAAGATCCAGTAATGAAGAACTCGGAGTCCACTTCACATCTTTGACTAATTGATTTTTTTTAGCTGAAGAAGCACTCTCTTTTTCCTTCATTGAAGCGTTTACGTCATTAGTACCTATCATATTTAAAGTCTTGGTGGAAGAATTTGCTTTATTTCCATTTTTTTGCTTAATGCTTTTTTGATCTTGTGGAGGCAATGACATTTCATTATGCTCATCATCAAAACTTTGTAAGTTCTCGTGGACAATTTCTTTTCTGCGTTTTTCTGAAGGAAGTTTGAAAATGTCTTCATTATTTTGTTTAATTGTTTTGATTCGTTCTCGTAGCTCCAAAATTTTCTGCAAGTCATTGGTCGAGTTTTTAGACAGTTGATCGCGTGATTGCACTCCGTTTTGTCTGTTTACTTCGTTTTCTGGCAGAAAAAAGGTAGAGTGATAATCAATTTTATTTTTGGGTAGCTGAACTACGTTAACTTTTGGTGAGCTAACAATGTCTATTACTTTGTTTGAGTTGTGTAGATCTAGTTTGCTCAAGGTATCTATAACTTGGTTAATACCGTCTGGTGCCACAGCAATTTCATTGAATTGGTTTACTTTGTCCTCTGGTCTGTGCATAGTTTGATCAGTTAAATCAAGTATTTCAGTCTGTAGTATTCTGTGCATTTTTTTAGAATTGTTTATAGACGTGGAATTTCTTGGCTCGTCCAATATCATGGAATCCTTTTTTACCGAGGATAACAACCCATCTTCAGAGCCTACAAATAAATCTTTGGATAGCGTGTTGTTACTCCGTTGTTCAGTTTTTATAAATGGTTCTGGATTAAATGATGAACCATGCGAAGTTTTTTTAGAACTACTCTCAAATTGATTGCTTAAAGACGATTTCGACAAATCTGTTAAAACTTTGAATGTCTGAATCGGTTCAGGAGTAAATTTTACACGATCATCCCATGTACTCTTTACGGGAAGAGCATGTAACTCAAGACTTTTTGTTATAACATCAAAGTCTTCGGTTAAAATTTTAAAAAAAGAAGTTACTCTATGACTAGTTAATGGCAAACTTAAAATTTGATAAGAATATATCGAAACAAAATTTTTGTTGTTTTCAATCGCCTTTAAAATTGCATTTTTCTTTTCATTAATGGTATTTAATGCGAGTTTCTCCATGTTCATCCAGGATCCATGTAATGTAATTAATAAATTCCCAAGATAAAGCAATCGATTGATGTTAGTAACATAGTAGCCATTTTCATTCCACGGATCAACTATTTGGTAAATTGTGAAAGAAAGCATATTGTTTTTTGCCTTTTGTAAATTCTCGCCAATTTCCGCTCTTTCTTCTGTGGTAAGATTGACGTAATCGGCTGCGTGTGTCACAGTGCCCCAACGAAGAAAACTGCCCAGTTTAAGCAAATCTTTTGCTACGTTTTTAAATTCTGTTTCAAAGCCAACTTTGTTAAAAGATGTTAAACTAGAATAATCAGTAATCATCTGTCTTTGCTCTAAGTAATCTTTCAGAATTTTTTGCACCTTTAGTATTTCTTGCCAAACTTCCTCATAGTCTGGTTTCTTTTTACACAAGGTTTGATGAAAATAAATCCAAAGAATCAAATTGTTGTAAAGTGTTTTTACATTGTTAATGGAATTTCCAGTTTTAACGATACATTGACTCAAAATCCATGGATTTTCGCGAATATCAACAACTGGTAAAGACGATATGTTTTCAAAAAATCGAGATAAAAAACACTTTGCTTCATCCGAAATCCAAGCAAAGGGTAAATGTGACATTTTCATGACTCGTTTTTTCTGTTGAGCATTATTGAACACTTCTTAAAAAATTAGTTTAATAGTCTCTATTTTCTCTTTGATTAGATACATGCGCTGCCGACATGGACACTCTAATTGATTTCCAAAAAATCCTGGTATGATAATCTAATGTTATGATTTGCTACAGCTTTGCTAAAAATGTTACCTTTGCATTTTTAATCATCTTGCAAAACTTTTTTTCACAGCATGATGTATAGTACAAGTACAATTATACGTGTATTACGCCAACAGTACGGAAAGCCCAAAGACTTGAAAGCGTAATTAACGGAATTATGCTAACGCTGATACTTCCTGTTAGTACTGTTGTCATATGCACTCTGCTAATCTACTACAAATGGACAAAACAGACAATTACTTCTCCATATCTTATAACACTCTTTATTAGTGATTCTTTACATTCATTGACTGTGTTACTTCTCACATTGAACCGAGAAGCTCTCACAAACCTTAATCAGGCTTTGTGTCAATGTGTGCTTTTTGTATACAGTGCGTCCTGCACATACAGTCTGTGCATGCTAGCAGTAATATCCACAATACGCTATCGAACCCTGCAAAGAAGGACATTAAACGACAAAAACAATAATCATATTAAAAGGAACGTTGGAATTTTATTTCTGTCTTCTGCCATGTGTGCCATTCCAGCAGTATTATATGTTCAAGTGGAAAAGAAAAAAGGCAATTATGGAAAATGTAATATACACATCTCAACGCAAAAAGCATATGACTTGTTTATAGGAATTAAAATTGTCTATTGTTTTCTCTGGGGAATTTTTCCAACTGTCATTTTCAGCTATTTTTATGTGATTTTTGGTAAGACCTTGCGTGCCTTGACCCAAAGTAAACATAACAAAACTCTGTCATTCATTAGCTTACTGATACTATCCTTTTTATGTATTCAAATACCAAATCTCCTAGTAATGTCTGTGGAAATTTTTTTTTTGTATATAGCAAATACTTCCTGCTTAGGCACCATACAAAGAGAAATTGTGCAAATAATATCTAGATTAATGCCAGAAATACACTGCTTGTCTAATCCGCTAGTATATGCATTCACTAGAACAGATTTCCGATTACGATTTTACGATTTCATTAAATGTAATTTGTGTAATTCATCTTTACAGAGAAAGAGAAATCCTCTGACAATAAAAAATTGAACAGTGAAGCTTGCTTAAAACTTTGAAAATTTTTTGTGATTTTAAATAAAATTTAAAATCAATTTATCCTAAGCTTTTCAGGCTATGACTTTGAATCAACAGCCATCTAATTGCAGACTAATTACAGCTAACGATCCAGTACTTGCATCGAATTTTACAATGCAGCCTACTTTTAAAATAGCCGATAAGAAAGTTGTACTCAGAGATCATAATTACATTGCAGTCAAAGATTTTGTTCTATCAAGGTCTTTCATGCATTGCATTCGATGTCAGGAAAAAATTGAAAAGAAGACATCCGATAGCATTAGAGCATATTCCATTAAGCCAGATTTCATGTTTTATGACTCAGACGACGAAGTTCGTTCGTCACCATTTTTATAACAATATTTAAAGTAGCTGAATTGTACGTTCTGAAACAGTCTGAACGGATCCGCTGAACGCAGACACAATGGAACAGCAAAAAGGATTTTCGATTCCATTTTTTGTCACTGACGAAAACTGCAACTTTGTGCCTGAAATATTACCTCGTATACATACTAAATTTCTTAAAGATGTCTTAATTGCCGATTCCTACAACTCTGTTAGTTGGGCAAACAGTTTTATTCCCATGCCTATTCAAACGCTTGAACAAATTATGGTTCTTATAACAAAGTTCAAGTTTTCTCGCTCGCGTGATTTTTTATTCCCAGTAATTCGATTAGCTGTTCATATCAATAGGTTCCACACAGGGAAGAAACAGCTGAAAACCATGATAGAAATTATGAAAAGCTTGTTTAACACCGAAGAGGCTATGCGACGATTCGATGAAGCATTGATGATTCTATTTTCTAATGAGCAAACCAATACTTACATGACAAACATAGCTTTATCGCTGCATGAGAATGGTCTTCCAGATTCAAAATTTATGAATGCTCTAAAAATGATTTACAGAGCTGGAAATTCTTTTGATAATCAACCAGACAATGATATAGAAAGCTACAACGAGAAATTAAAAATCTACAACTACCTAATTAAAATACCTAAGTACACACTAAAAGCTGGAGTTGATTTATATAATGAAAATATAAAAGATCTTTCGATTGGAATCCAAAGACAACCTACTTTATTATTCACATCTCGTAATGATTTTTCATTGAAAGCTATTTATAATGACGTGTTATTTCTAGTTTCTGCATGGAATATGATCATCAACTATAAAAAAGAACAAAGAAGACTCTTTAGTTGGATAACATTTGAAATAAACTCTTTAATGGAGAATGTTGTGCTTGCAGCCTTTCAGTTACCAGATTTAAAAGAAATGACACTTGATTTAAGCGCTTTGATTGCCAACATGAATCTTTTAAAACCAAATGATGATTACAGCCCCCATTTTAAACTAATTATTAACAAATTTTTTGAAATCGGAATTTTTGTCACGAAATCATATATTTGTATTTTGCCTTCTTTTGTCAAAAGCCAACTTATTTCGTTTGAAAACGTTTTAAGTTCAAACAGACATGCGGAAGATGTGACTTTCATACTAACATCTTCCAAGGAATCTGATGATGAATATGATGAAGATAAACCTCCACGACAAGTAGATCCAGACAGAGTGGACAACATTTTAATGGAATCAGATTTTTTTAATGTGAAACCGGAAAACGCCTTTTCAGAAATCGCATTAATGCCAATTTCACATGACAAAATTATAGATGTCAACAACTCAAACATACAAGTTCTTGAAACTGAATTGGCACATACAAATTTATTTGTGTATAGCGCAATAGCTCAAAAATATGATTTGCCTTTAAAAGAATACGTAGAGCGCTTAAACGTCTACAATCCTGATCTATCATCTGGAAACTCTACACCCGCGCGGAATTCTAATTCTATTCGTACAACTCCAGTTCTAAATATATCCAGACCAGGAAGCACTACACCCTCTGGGAACTCTGCAAGATATGGGAATAACACACCTAGAAGTATAACTCCGGTTTTAGAGATTTCAAGATCTAGAAGTGCTACCCCTTCTGGAAATTCTGAAATCTATGAGAATAGAACATCCCCAACGTTCCGTGTTTCTAGGAGTGCAACTCCAATAGAAAGAAGTTCGAGATCTGCTAGTATAATTTCTGGAGAATCTGTTCCTGGTTTTTTTAATGACCAAGAACGTTTGAGCACCAATTCGCCTATTTCCATAAATGGTAATACTCCAAGACAGCAAAGCCATGGGGACAATGAAATACAAACTATAGATTCCACGGATGAAGACTCAATGAATGCCCCACAATCACCCCAATCCATCTATTCAATTTCTAGCTATGTTTCAACAGACGATCAACTTCTACATTCACCGACAAATAGCCCATTTAATCTTTTTGACTCTGTCTCGGAAATGCAAGAAGACACCGAATAATTAATTGTTTTTTATTTAGCTAATTCATTGTATGACAACACAAGGGCAATTGTTTGATTAATTTCCACGTTTTTTAGCTTTTGAATAATCTCAATTAAAACATCTCTGGTCAGTTGGAGTCGTTCTATGTATGAAAAAAACATTATCGCGTTTTCATGCTCATCGTCTCCAAGCCTCAGATGACTTTCTTCTAGAAACTAAAGAAAAAAAAAGTTAAAAGATCTTTTACAGAAGAACATTTATTATTTTTAAAAATGATTTTTCTTACCGCATAAATCATGTTTAAGAAAAGTTGCTTTTCATGCTTTGTTGTCATCATATACAATAATGCTGTGATTTTCCTGAAAATAAAAGAGCGGGGTTAGACAATAAAATTTTGAAACTCGTTTGTGTAGAAATAATAGAGGTGGACTCACCGTTTTACAGGTATGTGTGTGAATTGAGCGACGATATAACAATCCTCAGTTTTGTGAACATCTAGATTGAAAATCTGCTTGATTTCTTGCCATCTCTTAATAATAAACAAAGCTTCAATCACTACAGACTTTGTCACAGTTGTGGTTAATGTTAATCCAGAAAAAATAAATCTATATGTTGTATTAAAATCCATTTGAAAAAGATATTTTATATAGATTGTCTCCACTTTAGATATAATATTAGATAACGTCATCAATATCTGTAGTGGACACAGCTCGCGAAATTCCTGTAGTCGTTGTCTTCTCCAGGTTTCCATTTCTCACAAAGAAGAGTCTACCCTCGTAGAAGAACACTAACTAAATGAATTTTTTTAGGCGAACGCTTAAAAAACTCTTTTACTGGCACACCGCCTATAAAAACCCCCAAAGGAAATTTTTATGTAACCACACAGAACCAAAAAAAGATTAACCGTTATTAGAAAGTGTTCGTTTTTAACGATTTTTATTGGCGCATTTTGACCGGGTTAAATTTCGTCTTCATCAGATGTATCCACTTCTCTGAAATCCTCACTTAAATATATAGCTAATCCGGCAGCGTGTGGGCAGGTCGGATAAATTTCATGAGTAATTGTTAAATTCCTTGGAAAAAATTTGTATGTGCGATATGTTCTAACTATCCCCTGTCTTAATAAACATTCAAAATTTTCTGCAATTTTGACACAGGGACCGATCCCGGTTCCAATTGCGTCAATACCATAAATACAACCTTTTAAATCCATCATTAAAAATAAACTTTTAGGAAACATTAAGTTTTTACCGACGCTGCCAATGATATGTCCATAGTATGGCATATTGTCATAAACGTCAGCTAGAAAATTCCATTCTGTGCGATTAGGGAATTCTTCTTTTCTGGTTAGAAACAAAACTAGTTTTTCATCCATCTTTTCCCTCTTCAAACGAAGAGTGTACACTTTCCCACTGTTAGCCGCTATTATTTCAGCAAACTTCACAAGATTATACTGTGCATGAATGAGACTTTGCAAAACGTGATCGATAGACGTTAGGAAGGGAATGTCACTATCTTGATAAATCGGATCAAAACGGTGCAACCCGAAATAAGCAAAGCGCTCTGTTGATTCAGCAAGCAAATATAAATTTTCTTTTTCGAAGTCCAAAGCATAGAAACGCTCTTCTTCTCCGAGAAGAATGATGGTTTTAGCAGCTGCTGTTGTTACGTCGTTTTTAGCACTCAGAAAACCGATGACTTGTAACCTTTCATTGCAACATAGGAGATAGCAACCTATGAAAACAACAAAAACTTATTAGAACATCATGACACATTGGAAATGTTTTGACTGCTTTTGCAACTTACATAGGTCTTGCAGCTCGGTTTCACTAGTAGTTCTGAAAGGCATATCCCGCAAAGGCGAAATGATTATTTTCCTACTCTGAGGCCATCTTATGAAGATTTCACACCCACTATTTTGAGTAACGAAGTCACTAAGAGAATCGCGATAAAAGGCTTGTTTAACAAGGCTTAAATTTGCGAGTGCATGCCTAAATCGAACTTTTTGTTCACTTTCGGCCATGTTGAAGCACACTCTAAGCTTATGAAAACAGCAGTTGTGACTAGGTTTTTATATATTACTGAAGCATGACGTCGCTTTATGCTTAAGCTGGAAAGTTCTGAAAATATACAGCTATCTTAAACAAGTCTGTTTACAATAGGGATTTCCTTTTCCTGTAAATGCTGCCTGATACTAGAAATCATGTCCGTAAATTCCAGTATGGAAATCTGGGAAATTCCAAAATATATGGTATATAAATTCCTACTTTTCCATGCAGCATCATTAACGCCGAATCGAATATACACATTTTCAGAGCTGCAGTTGACATACTAAAATATGGCTATTAAGATCACCGTATGTCTTCGATACTTTAATCGAGATCGTAACGAACTTGGAAACATTACTTTTAATATGGAATACAAAGACAGGAGAGTCGCTGTGACATCGAGTTATATTCGGGTACATTTTGTTTTTAATCAGCGTTAACTGATCAAACTTAGAAATGTTTCCTTTAATACAAAATGCAGAAGAAAAAGCTTACACTTACCTCTTCTTTATATTGAGTAAAAATGGACCGCGGGGGGAACAGATTTTAACAGTTCTAGATTACACTCGGTTTAAATTTTTTGATGGCTCAGTGACCATTGCACACTCAAAAAAAAATTATTTTCTTTCAGGTTCTCTCAGATATAAGAAAGATGATTATGACGTTATTCAAAAACAAAAAGGTAAGCGAATTACATGTAAACATTCAAAATTTATTGTTTGTTAAACATGTAGAAACTCACAATATTTTCTCTATGATCCAGCAAAGACTTGCAAAGACAGAAATTGAAATGAGCCTGACAGTCACGTAAAAGTGTTCAAAAAAGCTTCCGGATGATAATCGAGAATAAATCAACCAACATTCTTGTCAACTTTGCGCCGATTTACTATCGACAAACAGAAAAACAAAAAAAGTACCATTGCTGATCCGCCGACAAGAAACACTACACCAATAGTTGTCGCTTGGGTTTGATCGAGGAAGCTTTCGTAATCATTCAAGAAGATGACATTTTTACCTCCATATGAAGCGCTGAGATCTTCCAATTCTTTGTACTTGTACCAATCAAGCCACGATGACTTCCAAGTTTTGCGCAAAAATCTTTTATAAATAGTTTCATTGCGTACTATTGTAAAGTTTGGATTTAAGACTTTCCTTTGATATATTTCATCAGATAAATGAGGACATATCATTGCTACGAAATAACAATCATAATTAAATTTTTGATTTAGAATTTCAAGTGTTTTGTTTTTATCTTTTCCGACGCTTCTCCACTTAACTGCAACTATGCCAGATCTTAGCTGCAAAAGAAACTTTTGACCCCCTGTCATAATAGTGATGGAACCACCCGAATTATGACCTTCTAACCAACATTCAAGTGTACTGTTAGCCCGAGAAGCAAAGTGCCATTTTTTGGCAATTAGTGCTCTTAACATAACTCCTCTAAAGTAATAATTGATCAGCACTCTCAAATAGGTTAATTTATGAGATGTTGTAGTAAGATTTACTAGACTCATTTCGCGAAATCCTTCAGTTTTTAAAGACAAAGAAATCAGAAAAGCTGTTCTTACAGATAAACAACTAGAATTCCCTATTAGCATTTCATTAACATAACACGTGGTGACACAAACAGCTTCTAATTTATTATCTAGAAATATTATATTCTGGTGACATTTCAAATTTGACATGAGTGTGAGAGATAAACAAATCAAAAAGACAAAAAACATCATCTCTTTTCCCATGGTCCTTTATAAAGACTTCACAATTTCTTCAAGAAAGTCCACGGTACTTCTATAAAACAAAAAAAACACAATTAACTATTGATGAACATTGCAGCATTTTTCCAATGCATTGCCATACATACCCCGAAGAAATTTTTCCTTTGAAAAGATACTCTAGATGTGAAAATTGTGTTGAAGAAAGAAGTTCCGTCTTAGTGGACATACATTCAAACGCAGGCTCAGGGAGTTTTTGAATGGTTGATATTCTGCTATCTTGTTCTTTCCCCCTTTAAATGGCCATAAAAAAGAAATTATCAGTTAAAGACAGCGAAAAATTTAAAATAAGTAAAAACAATAAGGCACCTACTCGGTAAATTGTTCGAAATTCACCGGGAAACCCGAAGTTGAAGTGTGTTCCAAGTTTTTCAGTGGCGAGTTTGCTATTTCTTCATAGGTTTCCAATGAGAAGTTTGAACTCTCTTCTAGCATATCTAAAGGTGCTGTCTCTGTCTCGTTAGCTGTGTTTACCTCTTTATAGGGATACATTTCCGCTGTGGTTTGCGGTTTGTAACACCGTTCTTTAAAAAAAATGTCATTTTGTGATGTTTGAGTACTGCGAGTAAAATGTCCGAGTCCCGTTTGCGTAGATCTGGACACTAAAATTGTCACACCAGGTGTATGACACATTTTGTAAATCTTGCAATTATTTGGAAGATTGTCATTTTCTGAGTATCCTATGGACATATACATTTTTTCTGCCTGTGTCTCTCTATCATTCGAAAGCTTGTGACCAGGAAGAACTCTTTGAAATCGCGAAGGTAGTTTTCCACTAATATTGATTGTTTTTTGTCGTATTCGATGATAGTAATTGATAAATCTTTCATGGCATTCATCTCTCGACATCTTCTTTGACATGCCATGTGTAATTGCATTTTGACAGCTAAATTCCAATTTCGTGGTCCAGAAATCTTCAAATGTGGGCGATAAATAGAACATCACACCATCTTCATAAGCAAACACATGCTGAGACAAGGACAGTAAAAAAACTATTTGTCTTCGCGGCGTCCCAGAAGCTGACACCCATTCTTCGGCAACCCCAAACATCACCATCTTTCCCTCAAATGGATAAAATCCGATGTTAACTAAACGTTTAAGTCTCCTTTCTGGAAGAATGTCAGTCATATCACAAATTCGAATATTGATACACATTATGTGTTGAATGGACACGCCATCCTTCATTATTTCTTGAACTGTTTTTTCAAAAAACTTTAAATCTTTCGAAGCTGCAATTAATTTTTCTTTGCAGCGCAGCATCGTCGTTAAGCCACATTCCTTAGACATAATCGTCTCTTCATAAAAAATACTGAATTTTAAGCGTATATATTCAACCCCCCGGATATGGGCGTGGAAATTAATAAAAACACTTCAAAAAGCAAACTTTTTATTGAAACTCATTAATGACACATGAAATCTAAGGTCCCGTGAATTTGAAGATCTGGAGAATCCTTAGACAGGCATTCTGAATCTGAAATTTCCATTTTTTCAGTTGCACACAGATTTTCCACAGATATATAATCACAGGGATCAATTTCCATGATTACTTTAACACTATCAGATCTATCAAGGTCCTTACGCTTATTAAGAACAGCCATAACATGCAGCCAAATTTCAAAAAACATTTTTTTAACAGTGATTATAGAAAAAATAAAGGCAAGTATAGGAATGATTAAAAGTATCCAAAAAACTTCAAAGTAATTCCCGTGTTTGTAAGTTTTGTGAAACAAATTTTGAAAATATTCATCTGAATTATTAAATTCAAGGACGTTAAAAGAGTAATTACATTTTTGATGAATTACCACACATTGATAATTAGCGGACTCCGTGTTAATAGATTTAAAAAAAAAGTAGAATTTTTTCCCTTTTAAGATGTCCGATGCCAAATATTCTTCTGTCAAATCATCAGGAACCAGTTTATTTTCTAGCTTCCATTGAATACTCAATCCCAGTGGACTATAAAGCTGCGCCGAACACGTTATGTTAGATCCACGTTTTGTGATGGACACCACAGGTGGCCGATATCCATCTTGACCGAAGGTCACATGTGCAGAAATATCTGCGAGTTGTTTAACACAAAACTGCTGCACATAAAATTTGAGAATAAGTAATAATTCAACATTAGCATACATGTTTTCGTCAAAACCACTGTTAGAAAAATCCAACAGGTTGACATTCAGTGTCGTGTCATTATGAACTTTTAACAAATAATGACTTTTCAAAACGGTGTCAATTTCACAAATGAATTCAGCGTTAAAATTGTGGTGATAATGAACACTGCGATTCCTATGTGACCAGACAAAATAAGAGAAAATGCTGTTTAATGTAGATTCGTCCTTGTTGGTAGAAAAGACGTAAGACAGAGCATGAAATTTCGTTGGAAAATCTGTGAGGAAAGACGAAATACTAGTATTGCCGACAGACAGATTCTTATAATGTGCCAGTTCATAGTTATCCATCATCAATTCATATTTCTCAAGATGTTCTTTATTGATTATTGACATTGTCAACTTATGTGCCACATATTTGGTAAAATGTACAATGAAAACTAAAAGACATGTTTTTTTCACAAACATTGCTGTTTGAGAGATTCTTTTTTAGGTAACGGTTCTTGTCCAAACATCAAGTTTGTTAGATTGATTATTTTCTCTGATACTGGTTCTTTTTGTATGTGTTGTAAAGGCCACGTCAGAACTTTCTGAACACCGTCTAAACAGGAAACTCCTAATAAAACTACCGCTGTAACAAATGCAAGGAATAATATAGCAATCAATGTGTAGCAAAGCATGTCTACGAAAACATTACTAGACGTTTTTTCACTATCTAATAGATCCAAATCCACATCAGGTAATGTTACCTGTATTTGTGTTCCTGTGTTCTTATTCGTACAGGTACAAACATATGTGGTCATTTCTACTCTTAGAAAAATTAGACCCCAAAGCACATCACTACCATACAAAGGAGTAAAAGCACCCGTAGAGTTGAAACCAACTCTTTTCCACTCTTCTCCAAACGGACTTTTTATCTTTTGCAGAACTTCTAAGGAGCCGAAACCGCTAACACCCCATCCTGTATATTTACAAACTGCTACCTTTACACCATTCTGTCTAAATTTCGAAAATGAACAATCTATGTTATTAGTTCTATATCGTTGTTCATTTCTTTGTTCAATCATAGGATTAAAGCCTTGCTTAAATGTAGCTTCGAATGTTTTCGCGAGTGATAGGTACTTTCTTTGCCAAAAAAAAAGTTGATTGAAGTCATTTTCACAAGAATTGATCAGAAAGTTTTTAGCGTGTGTCAAAGTGTGCCAAATTCGATAAGTGAAGGGATCATCTTCACCTAAATAGTTTTTAATCGCTACCCACGTGCTGTTTCTTTTATTTTGCAAGTAGAATGTGGTTTCAAGAATTCTAGGAGAAATTCCAGTTTCATTCATACGTCTCAGACGGATAAAACTTTTAAAGGGTGAACAGATAATTTGAATATGAATGTAAGACTCGACATCAAGACAGAGTTTATCATATCGCTTCATCAGTCCTTTTGTTTTTTTAAAGTTCTTAAACAAAAAATGATTTAGTGTAGAAAATACTTGATAACAGTTGAAAGCCAAATATTTGCCAAAATCGGTTTCAATTTGCGTTTCGCTGTTGCCAAAAAAGAAAGCATTGTCTGTCATTGCCGCGACTGCAGAATGCCTGATTTTATCGTCTGAACATTGTTTGCTCAAAGATATGTCGAACAATAGCAAATCATCCACTGTAGCATTCACATCAAAATCCACAACTGCTAAGGGACAGAAATCCGGATAGAGTTCTCCATAAATCACAGGAACGCAAAACAGCAAGATAGTCCACATGTTGAATTAGAAAAGAGTGATGAGAAAGAAAGCTTTTATTTCTTAATATATATTTGACGACTGAACGTCACAGTTACGCCCATTTTACGGTGATAAACGTTAGGGGTTCCGCAAAAATGTGTGCATTGAACTTTCTGTGATGACACAGTGGTTAGCAAAGCACATCTAACATAATAAGTCTGTTTTTCTCAGTCATAGGATTCCACAACAGAATAAGACATTTGTGCTGGTCTGATTCCTAATTACATGAGCTGTATTTACGCCAGAATTTTGTTTATTTCCTTTAATTACCCTCAAAAAATGAAAACATTGATGAAACATACTTCCCAGTGAAACGCTTTCAACGGAAATCATGCGTTGATGGTAGATAAAACACAACAAGGAGAACTTTGCCCAAAAAAACATTTATTAATCCCAGACACCAATAAAGGCTTGGTTATTGTATGCACTTTTCGGTTTCTTAGAATGGTTGCGTTTGGGGTTTTTAATTAGTAAAACTAACAACGCTAACGCTACAATACCAATAAAACTAACTGCTGCAATTAAAATCACAAGGAACAAAACGAACTTTTTTAAAGGGCTATTCAAAAGTTGAGGTTTTGTCAGTTCTGGAGTTGAAATTGTCAGTGTGAAAAATTCAGATGCATTCCCACTGTTTTCATGATTAGTAGTACTGCCACTGGAGAATGTCGAGGTCTTTGTAAAATTTAAGGATGTAGATTCGACATTCTCTTTAGTTGTTGCGACAGTCGTAGGTATACTCATAGACACAGACATTAAATCGCTCGTACTCTCTGTATCTGATGTGATTGACGTGGAACTAAAATCTGAAGTTCTTGACATTTCCAGAGTGGGCGTACTGGAAACAGTACTCATGTTAACAAAGGTAACCATTTCTAAAAAAAATAAAATTCCAAATAACATTTTAAACACTGCGCAATTAGAAGAAGCCTAGTTTAATATTGTACGTGTGCCGACTAAATTACTGTTTTTAAGCAACGCAAAAAAGTGCTGGAATCGGTGTAAAATTCAGGGCTTCGTACCCCCATATCGAACATTGAAGATGTGTAGAATAAGAATCAGACATAAGATAACCGATATTATGAGACATGCCAGTATTATAAAAGTCCCTCTTCGGCGCACATTTTTGATTTCAGAACTAGAAGTTGAATTTATTGTTCTTGGTGATAGATTTTCCTGATGCAAAAAAACGGAATGATCGTGGAACATTTGCAACATTACATCATTATAAGAAGGTGGCGGTGTCTCATGAGTCATCTTCTAGGGATATTTAGAGCACCTGATAAATGATAACATATTCTCTGCTATTGAAGGACTTATATAATCATGATATGCAATGCAAGCCAAAATAAACAGAACAAACAAATAATAAATCCCTTTCCAACAATCTTCATAGGTCT